CGACGACCGTGAATGCCGAGGCATCCGGGTCAAACGTCGGGTCAGCCGGGGACGCCATGCTGGCACCCGCCGCGGCCTGCCGAATGACCAGTGCGGACCGAATCTTGGTGAGGGCACCGCTGGAGCGGGCCTCGATCAGGTACTTGTACTGGTTGTAGTCGATGTCGAAGTCGTCGAAGAACGAGACTTCGCCACCGCGGTCCGCTCCGACCGTGTAATCCTGGAGGTTGACGACAACGCCGACGAGGTCCGGCACATCCTCCATGACTTCGACGGTCACGACCTTGGAGACGCCAAGCTCGGCCGCCAAGTCGGTAGCCGTGCGATAGAAACGGCGGCCCTGCGAGTCGCGAGCGAGCAGCATCTGCGTCATGACGGGCAGCGTCGTGTAGAACGTCGGGAGCCCGGAGCCCTTGTAGAACCGCATCGAGTCGAGGATCTTGTCGACGAGGTCCGTCTTGCGGAGGTCACCGTCGACGTCGATCGTGATTGTCGCGGCGTAGAGGTCGTCGTCGTTGACGATTGAGCGAATGCCCGCGCCGTCAGTGGCGCCTGCGGGATCGCGGATCTTGTCTTCATCGTCGATGTCACGGCCGTCGCCAATGAGGATAGCCCTTGCGAGCTCCTCATCGAGCATGAGGCGCATTTCGGCCTTCAGCCAGAGGACGACGTCGAAATCCGTGATGTCGACGATGTCGTCACGGTCGAGCTTCTGCTTCTTGTAGATCGTGCTCGGCGTCGTGACCCGCTTCATCAGACCGAAGAACTCTTCCTTCTTCAGCGTGCCCTTGATGTAGCCCTTGGCCCGCGCCTCGGCGTGGGTGATGTCCGCGGTGATCGACTTGATGCGCGAGAACGGGCTCTTGCGCACGCCCGCGAGGACCTCAGAGACCCACTCGGTACGCCGCGAATCGAACTCGGGCGTGTCCGTGACGGTCCGAGCGTCCGGGAACAGTGTGTCGATGCTCTCGATGCCGTGCTTGAAGGCGTAGTCCTCCACAGCCTCCTTCAGCGAGCCGCGCTTGACGGCGTCCTGCGCGATGCCACGCATCGCGTCATGCGAGAGCACGTTACGGGGTTCGCTCTTGCGACCCTCGTTCGCGGTCTCGAAGACGTTACGTCCGCTCATCTCGTTCTCGTCCTTGTCCTCGTGGGTGATGTCCTCCTTGTCGGAGGCGCCGGTCTCGGTGGTTTCGCCGTCACCGTTGGAGTGCTCGACGGTTTCGTTGTTGCCCTTGGTCTCCAGAGCTGCGCCCACCATGTAGTGGACGACTTCCTGCTGCACTGAAGACATCGACTGGTAGACGTCCTCGACAGTCACTTCCTCGCTTTCGCCATCGGCGTGAGCGCCTTCCGTCTCCGGCTTTTCTTCGGACGTCTCAGTCTTGGTCTCGACCACGGCTCCGTTTGCGTGCTCGAGTTCGAGACCGGTGTAGATAATCGCCTCATCGGCGACGATATCGACTTCTCCGTCGGCGTGCGCGATCTCGATGTTGTCGATCAGGGCGCCAGGATTGGCCCCCGCCAGGACAAGTGAGACCTCGCGGATGATTCCGTGAGAGACCTGCTTAGCCCTCTCGACGAGCGAATTTGCGAAGATTGACAGCGCCGAGATGTCCTCGTGCTGCACCAGTGTCTTCGCGTGCTGGCCCTGAACCGTCTCGTTGAAGAACCCGTAGATGTACGCGCCCTCCGAACGGTGCTCCAGGACTCCGTGCCCAAGGACATTCTCGGGCGAGTTATGTCCATGCTGCCAGACCAGCGGAAGACGATCCCCGTTTTGGCCCTCGAAGGCGCCACGGAGAATTGTCCTGCCGTCCGAACACTTCAGCCCATACTTCGAGGCCCATCCGCTAAAGTCCGGCTTCTGGTCTTCGACGGTGGGGGCCGTGTGCATCAGGCTGGTCTCCGGCGAAGAGTCACCGAAGTCCAGTCGGGACTTTGCTCCCATTTTGACTGTTCCTTTCCTATTTTGGATCTTCGGCGCTCTTAAAGCGCAGCTAGCTTCTGTTTGGCAACTGCGAGCTGTCCTCTCACCTTGGTAGCCAACGTCTTGAGATCCTTGATATGCATCTCATTCGGCTTTTGGCTTGAACTCTTCTTGGAGGAACCACCGCCACCAGACTTGTTGCTGGCTTGCTTCGCCTTGGTCTTGAGCTCTTGATGATGCTTCTTGCGGAACTTCTTTGCTTCACGAGCTGCCTTGGCCTTTTCGGCCGCCGTCTTCGGCTTGTCCTTTTCCTTGGTCGCACGCTCCTTTTTAGCGTTCGACTTGGCAGACGCTTGATCACGTTTGAGGACGGCTTCTTTCTGCTTGATAAGATCTTCGAGCTGTCTTAACTTTTTAGTCAGGTTCGTAATTCGAGCCTGCAACTCCGCCTTCTGTCTTGCTTTGGCGAGGTTGTGTCGGCCACCGGTTGCCCGAGTGCTTGCCGGGGTGCTCGTTCGAGCGGAGCCCGCTGGCTGCTGCGTAGCCCCCCTGTGCCGACCTTTGAGATGCTTGTGTCTCTCGTAATACTGATGGGCTTTAGCCGGATCATAGATCGACCCGGGCCCGCCATTAACACCGACATGCAGGAGCTCATTTAGTTCTTCTTGAGTAGGTGGCCTCAGCATCATCCACCTGCCAATGCGGCATCGATTTCTGCGGTAGTCTGATCAAGCTGAGAATTCAGCTGATCCACGGCCGGATCCGGTTGATCAGCCGGAGGCAGCGTATTGGGACCAGGCGCGTTGATATCAACTCCGGTGTCCGCTTGCGGCATGTTGGCATTGACCAACGCGTCGGCCTTAGGCTCCGGTCGCGGCTTCATACCAATAGCCTGTCGAATCTCGTTGGAGGAGGTGATCTCGTTACGAGAGAACTTATCGGCGATGTCGGCAATTCCGCCTTGACCGCCGATCGGGACAAACTTGAACGGATCCCGGAAATACATAATTGACTGGCCTTGTGTACGGGCTGTCTTCGTGAGGAAGACCCGGATCATTGACTCCACAATGGCATCAAGTATCGGCTCAACCGTTCGCGAGTAGTAGTTCAGCATGATCTTCTCATCAGCTGTGCCATTCATGATCTCAGGAGTGAGACCCAACTCGGCATACAGCTGAGTCTTGAGTTCCTGAATCTGTGGCAAAAGATTGTTGTCTACTGACCGGTTTAGCTGAATAACTTTCTCAGTTCCATCTGTATAGGCAATACCGTATTGGCTACCTGTAAGTTGAAACTCAATGTCTTTGCGCCGCTGTTCAGCTTGCTGCCGCCTGGCTTCCGACTTGATGACGTACGGAAGCTGAATAATCATATCGAGCTTACCCGAGGCGGACTGTTCGTCGCTGTCATCCAGTAGGTTGAGCTTACGAATAAGACGCTGAAGCGTCGAATTCGGCTCGTTCATCACTGAATACAACGGATTCTCGATGACCGCCACCATCTTTTTCGGGAGTGTAAGCTCCTCCCTCGTTCCACGAATCTCGTCGTACAAAGACACGCGAACATGTTGCGGATACCAGTCGGTGATGCGTCCAACCCGCATGGTTCGGATATCGAAGCCACCAGAAGTCTCCGGCGACAGTGTGGTATCCACAGGAACCACCGCAGCCACACCTTCATCCAGGATGGTCATGGCGACGTCCTGTCGAAACGCCCGGCCAGCCTGGTCAACATTGGCTTCCAACGTCAAACACCCGTTGAGACCGCTATCGATATCCTCCAGGTATCGGCCTTGATCGTCCGTACGAACGTGTCGCATGGGCACCGCGGACACATCGACACCGACTCGGGTATAGATCGAGGAGATGATCGAACGTTCGTTCGAGAAGCGTCTTCGTGGTCGCTCGGGTCGACCGCCGAAGTAAGATCCTCCGGCCCCGACTACGAACGGACGCTGTTGGACACTTTCGCTATCCGTAAACGCATTCCAGACGTGTCTCAGCCGGGCTCCGAATCCTGCCATACATCACCTCCTTTCTATCCAGTTCGCGGCCAGATCTGTCCGATGGTGGGCTCGAGGAAACTTCCCGTCGGAGCCACAGCCCCGACAAGAATATATGGCGTCATGAGATGATCAAATCGCAGAGGCTCATTAGCCAATGCGTCCACATCTGTGAGGAACGCAGCTGCAGATGGCGGTATAGGGAACCGGTTAGAGACCGTCGAAGTGAGGCCCACGATTGACGTCACATCGCCGACGTCGATCAAGGGTCCAACCGGGATCGGCTGAACGGTCTGGATCGTGCCAATCGTTACCGGTTCGTTTACAACGGCGATCTGTGCCATCAGGAGGACGCCACTCCGGTATCCCACATGCGGCCGTCAGTTGGGCTATACGGCACCCATAGACGTCCTTGCAGTACGTAGGCATCACCGAAAGCCAAGCCCGGAGGTAGTGGACCCAGGGTGGCCCGCATGCGCTTCTGCTTGCCCAAAGCGTAGCCGTAAATCGCCTGCTCACCGGAAGAGCCGACAAAGATAGCCATACCGCACTCGGCCACCGGGCGAGATCCGCCCTGCAATTTGTCGTTATAGCGCAGGTCGTGATTGGCGAAGCCCAACAAAGGCCCATTGCTCGCTGAGCTACTGCCAGCCGTAGCGACGTAAAATGCGTACCCAGCACAGTTAATATTGGACACACCGGGGTTACGAGCAATCACTCCGTAACCAGATCCAGACAAAGTGAAGCCAGTCATTTGGATTGGCATACCGATTGTTAGCGCTGTCAACGGCGTATACACACCGACATGGAAGAAACCGTTGGACGGACCGTTGAAAGCCACCGTAAATCCGTCTTCGGCCGCGGTGATCCACCACTTGGTAGAGGTACCACCGGGAGTCCAACCAATATAATACGGCTGGCCAGCACTACCGACCGACGGATTTGTACCAAGGGTAAAAGTCTGTGTGTTGCGACCAGACGCATCCCAAGTCTGCGCGGACGGTGAACCCGGAGCCCAGAATGAGGCAAGATGGCTCGACGAGTTATAATCTTCACAGAAGAACAGACGCAACTCACCATTGGAAAGCGTACGGCTGATAACGACGTAATAATCAGACGGAAGACCCGATGGCGTTGCCAAGCACTTAAACACATACCACCGACACGTACCGCTAGCCGCGGTGAATTCTTCGACGAGATCCCACGCAATGTGCGCCGCGACGTCATCACGGATCCGCTCGACCATCGATTGGCCGACAGATCCCGCATCGGGCTGGTTGATGGTGCCTGTGGTAAAGAGGATGGCCATATGTCACTCCGTCCTGAAGAAGCTGTAGGTCACGACGACAGCCCCCGCAACGGAATCGAGATTCGTCACCGAGACGTAGAAATCTGAGTTAAAGGCGTCAGCCGAAGTGATGTCCACTGCGGGACTAAGGATGAGCTCAAGCATGTCCGAGGCGGTAACCACTTCGAGATAGCGCCCGTGATTTCCCCTTGGTGCAACACCAATCGCTCGATACAAATCGGCGTCACGCATAAGGGTCGTCGGATACAGACGTACACGGGCAGGACGATTAGTCATAATCTTGTAGAGCCGCACTGACGGATACATAGTGACCGTCCTGGATTGCGTCTGCGTAGGATCCAGGAACGTACTGGTAGTATCATCTATGTCATGTCGAGCAAAACCGCCTCCGAGCATGAGTGGCTCGCCCAACTCATTGAACAGTTCGATCTTCTCTGGTAGTGTACTTGGATCAAGTGGGTCCCCGGTTACAAGGACGGCCTGACGAATCTTCTGAGAACTGATTCTCGTCATTCATTCCCTCCTCGTTTACTCGAAGGCCTCCTGATTGGCTTTGAGCGCAATGTAGGCGTCCATCATGGCCGCCACGTTATCGATCTTCTCCTCTTGTCGCTTCTTCAGCAGTTTGCGATTGCCGTTAGTATCTTCCAGAGTAATAGCATTACCCATAGCGAAAGACATCAACGATTGATCGAAGATGAGATGGCGATCCTCGGAAAGCTTCTTGAGTTCACCCAAAGGTACGGATTCAGTCTTGGCACCCTGGATAACCTTCTCAATTCCGAACGGACCGTTCTCAGCTTCCCAGCGCTTGACAAATTCCTTGGCGTTGTATGGGTCGTAACCAAAACAGCGAACGTCAAACTCAGACGAGAGTATGTAAGCGTCGAGATCGTCATAAATCTCTTCCCAGTTCAACACCGTACCGGGCATTACATGAAGACTACCTTCCTGAACAAACTCCTCATACTTCTGGCGCATGGCCGATTGCAGCATCATGAGCGTACGCTCAGTGATGTAAGAACGAGTCTTCACTCCGAATCGATCGCCGCCCAATGGAAACAGGAAGGTGAAAGCCCAGAAGTCATCACCTTGCGACGCATCCATTCCTACCGCACAAGGAAGCTGCCAGAATTCGCGAATACGATGTGGCAACGTTTCTTCGTACGTAAAGAAGTAGGTATAGCCCTCCATGGGGATGCCGAAACGCTTGGCAAGAATGTCATTACGTGCCGCCGGAGCTTTCTCCGCTCGTTCAACATCCAGTTGATAAGTCTCGTAGGTAACCGTCTGACCCAGATTAGGATTTGCCTTCAACCACATAGCCGGATCAGCCACTTCTTCTAGATCATCCAGCTTGTAGTGCCAGATCGAGACATGCGGAGCCGAGTATTCACCCTTAAGGATGTCCGCTAGTTCCATTTTGATTGTGTCACCAGAACCATTGCGAACTGTACCTTCAGAGCTAATAGCCACGATCAGGTAATCATCCAGTTTGGATGCTCCCTGTTCCACTGCGCCAATCACATCTTCACGGAGATCACCAGATAGCCATTCGTCGATGCTGGCAATTTTGGTGCGAAGACCCTGAAGCTTGGTGATAGCCATAGGACGAATCTCAAGCAGACTTCCGGTAAGAAAATTCTCGATACCTTTCTTAGTTCCGGCCAACTTTTGACGTAGCATCCGATTGCCCGTAGTATTCTGCATTGAGCCTTCGGTCAGAAACTTGAACAACGGACCCCGAGCACGAGTTATGGCAGTGCGAATGGGTGACATGACCTCTTCCGCCTGCTTCATGGTCGGAGCCGTTGTGATCTGATGTGTCGTCGCCGTGTCAACCGTCATGAAGTAAGATTGAATCAATGCAGCAAACATCGATTTGGCTGCACCTCGAGCTACGATGAGAAAGAATTTCTTGACCAGTCGAATCTTGATCGTTCGCTTTTCGTAATGGCCACCGTGATTGCCATCAGAGGGAACATAGACCGACCGTTCGACGAAGTAGTACCAGCCGAAGATTTGCTCGGCCCATAGTTTGAAAGTAAACAACAAATGCAAGTCGCTACCTTCAGTCAAAGTCATCTCACCTTCACAAAAACGTAAGAAACCCTCGACTGCTTGATCATCGTAGTAGATGTTGGGGTTGGCGGTGAGCGCATCGATCCGATTCATCTCCATCGAGATTTCCCGGTTGACCGGAATCTCTCCACGCATCACCGCATCGCGGAACTGCCCGTAATACACCGGGACTGCATTATTGGACAGCGCCACGTAACCCTCCTTCCCTAGAACTAAGGCGGTCCTCTACGGCCGCGCCAAGTTGAGTACCCGTACGGGACACCAGGCACAAACAGCAAAATAATACCGACGATGATGCAGAGAAGTCCGATCAGCACCCAATGGAGCGCCGCCCACAAAACGACTCCGATCAAGATCAGTGCCAAACCCAAGTGATCACCTCCCTTCATCTTTGCTCTGTTTACAAAGCCAAAGCGCCCACTGTTGCCGCCGTGGCTGCGCCCTTTCTGGCCCTGCGGAGGACGCTTGGAGCAGCCTTCGTGGCACCTTTTCGAAGTGCCTGCTTGCCTTCGGTCTCGAGTTGCCGTGACACGAATTGCTTGCCCTTGGAAGACATAAGGATGCCCACTTGATTTTCGACCTGCAGCCGATTGGCCAAGTCACGCAATTCTTGAGTAGAAAGAGCATTGGTGCCGCTCTTCTTGATGACCTGCTTGGCAACTGCCGCCTTTACTGCGTCAGTGTGAGCGGGTTGTGACGCTCCACCCTTGACTTGAACCTGAGTCTGACGCTTGAGCAGTCCGGTATCAAGATGGGTCTGAGTGGTGACTGCCTCAGCACCGCGGACACCCCAACGCATACCCTTGACACCATAATGAGCCAGAAACTCAGCACCGAGATCTGCGTTCTGCTTCATCCCGAGTCCCTCAGGGACATCCTCGTTGAGTGGTCCCTTGTACAAGGATACCAACTTTCTCTTGGCTGCTACGATCTGTTCCGGAGTCGCCTTGAGCTTATTACCTCGAGCCGAGCCGGTCCCACCCTTCGAGGACAGAACCGCCGCTGCAGCATGGCACCCGTTTCGATTCAGCGTCCCATCCGGCTCACGCACAGGAAGGCTATAACGCGTCTTTGCCGTACCGGCATCTGCCCCTCGATCCAGCAGACACGCGCGCGCGTACTGTTCATCAGTGTAATCGCTGTTCTTGAATTGCGACCAAGCGGTATCAGACACCTTTGCCACGTGCGTCAAGGCACTCATAGCGACATCCATGGGGACAGCCTCCAAAGTATCGTACTCGTCCCAGTAATCCTTGAGCAAGAACTCTGGCCCATCGAAATCATCAGTCCACACCGCGATCTTGTTGAACGTGACGTCGTAAATCGTTCCGATCTGATCGTCCGGGATAGTCTTGGCCGGAGACGCCGGATAACCCAGCGTCAAATGTGGATTCCACGGACCTTCGAACTGCGTGGTGCTATCGTAAGCCGTCTTGATATTGTTGTCCTGTAACAACGCGGCCCGGAAGTCCCGAATCGCCTTGTAGTCGTAGCGACCCTTCTTGAAGAAGAGCACATCCGCCTGATCTGCTCCCAGTTCACCTCGCCGGTCCACCGGGAGATAGAACCGGCTCAGTGTCGTATTGGCTGCATGCTCCACAAAGAGCATGATCTGCTCAAGATTCGCGACTTGGGCGATATCACCCAGGAACAACAGAGTAAGATGAGGAACCTTCTCGCTGGAGACCTTCCACACTCGGTCATTCTCATCAGGAATGGCCACAATAACGAGATTACTCATATAGGACCTCCTGATTGAAGTTTATCCGATGGGGGTCATGACAACTCGTCCAGTGAACGTACCGCCACCGAAATCGATAGTGACCGCGGCATAGCTGGTACCCTCGGTCTTGTCCATCCATCCGGTAATCCGGTAAGGACCACTGATGACCGGGGCGCCTGCGGTTACATCGGTAACAGTGAACTCGCCTTGCAGGAACGTCCTTCCGCCACCACCGGCTGATCCTCCGGCTCCGCGAATACTCATGATCCCGTTAAATATGAGGGGACAGTTGGCGACCGCGGCATGGCCGATAGCCATCACCAATCCGGTATTATTGATAGCCGCCGGAGTATCCGCAGTTGCGGTGGTCCCGGTATTAAACAGACCTGTCATCTGTGATGTTGATGTACTCGTACGCCCATCAGGTCGCGCCGTGATGACTCGGTGGACACCACCCTGAGCCAGGTTTCCGTCAAGTACCACCGCATAACTACGCACAGTTGAATCAAGCGTGATCGATGTATTAGCAGCGGCACTGAGATCTCTGACAATGGGAGCTGATCCAGGACCTGCCGGACCTTGTGGGCCTGTCGCCCCCGTAGGACCTGCCGGACCAACCGCGTACTGGGTGATCGATTCAGTATCAAACTGTGCGCCGTCGAGCCAGACCTGAGAATTGATCGACAACGCCGGATTGACTTTGACGGCCCCGGTAGAAGCGACGATCGTAATGCCGATACCACCAGAGGCATTGCCTTGGTCAAGGAAGAGATCAGCCGGAGGCCGGTAACCTGTGGGCAGCGTAAAAATAGTCGAGTTAGCTGATTGCGCCGTACTTGCAATCAATACACCTCGTAGCGCCACGCGGCCATCCGGATACTTGCGAAAGCCACAAGTCGATAAACCACTTCCCCAATTAGCCCAGCCACTCCCGAACGCCGGTTCACCCGCTGTACCAATAGTGTGCCATGTGTCCATAGGCACTGTGGCGTTGCCACCTGTAGCTCCCGGATCACCCTTAACACCCTGAGGGCCTTGTGGCCCTGCAACACCCTGAGGGCCCTGTGATCCTGTAGCTCCCGGATCACCCTTAACACCCTGAGGGCCCTGTGATCCTGCAACTCCCGGATCACCCTTAACACCCTGAGGGCCCTGTGATCCTGCAACTCCCGGATCACCCTTAACACCCTGAGGGCCTTGAGGCCCCACAAACCCCGTATCCCCCTTCAGCCCCTGAGAACCTGTAGCTCCGGGATCACCCTTGTCACCCTTGGCTCCTGCCGGACCTTGGATACCAGCTGG